GGGGGTCGGTCCCCTAACGCGCCTTTCGCCAGGCGACAAAGTCCTACGATGTCGGAAAAGAATTTTCCGCATAGAAAATCGGAGGACCCAAGTACCAGAAACAGGTGAAATCTTCAGCCGCAGCACAATGAAGGCTCGGCCAGCCCTTACCGTCAGAGACGGTACGACTGTTGATATCAATTACCCAAGAATCCTGGTATGGGTCACTACTTGAAGTAGGGACATCCCGCATCTTCGCGGGTTTAAACCGATATTTGGAATAATACGGTACTTCTACACTAACAACGGGGTTCACCCACACACCAAATAAATTTGCTGCATCGAGAGAGTTGCTGTGTTGATTCATAATAATGCCTGCTGGTGCTGAATTTGTAACTGCAACAACAGCGGCAGAAGTCGAAGTAGGGGTAATAAAAGAATCGTCCCTTCGTATTAGTCCAACGGGCGGATGAACTCCTCCAATTCGAAAGAATGGAGTTAAATCAACCGTGTACCGGACACCTCCACGCATACCTCCATATGCACATGACACATACTTCAACAAAGACATGTACACAAAATTATACTCGCCATCTGTAATAGTATAATTAGGAGGACCAGAAGCCGTATTTGCTGACACAAAACCTGGTGTCATTGGATACAGCGGACGCCGATATTGAAAATTCAATGTTGCATCCCCATCACTAGTTGGAAGAAACTCCAACAACTGAAACCGTTTAAGAACTTGCCTCATTGATCCGATTGCTTCTCCAAAATGGAACATAGCAGATGGATCCGTGACTGGTGTAGTTGTTGCCATTTGATTAATGGGTGGTGGATCTGTAGGTGGTAACTCAACTTCATCACCATTGGTGGGATTTTCCATTGCTTGTGGAGCAATGAGAGCCTCATCAGTAGTTAAACGAAGTTGTTCAATATTGTCCTCGGTAGGCACACACACTTCAAAGTTATCTAACATCGATACAAACACATTTATTTGTATGTCATTATTAGCAACCGTATTCGGAACAGTAAGTTCATTGACAATGTATACAGAAATTGTTCCATTGCCATAATTTACTGATGATGAAGTGTACCCTAATGGAGATGTGGACTGCAGTGTATTTCCTTGCAATCCACGATGCTCCCGCCAAGTAAACGCTTGACCCCATCCCACATCGATAGTGAAATCACGTTCATCACTTATATCAACTAGGGTAGTGTAAGCTGTGTTATACTCAGCAGCGCCGATTCCTCCTTCAGGATCGTACACAATTTTCAGGCGGCCTTTGTGGTAATTACTACAAACGACCATAAACCTAAATCTCATGCCTCCTCGCCAATATTTGAAAGGCATCACCGCAAAAGCGCAAGCTGGAAAATGCTTCTCGCTGCTTAATTGTCGGTGAATAGAAGGATCGACAACGGCTTGCCATAACAAAGTTTCTGGGTTGGAACCAAGGTTCCACGAAAACTCCGTAAGATATGATTCGCGTGTCGCTATATTCTTAATAGTCAACTCATCTGTTGACTCTAAGCCCACTGTAGCGGGATCGATGGAAAGTTCCTGTTTCGCATCCATAGTAAGCTTCACGGAATCATTCTTCATATTTGTTACAGCATATGCCTCTTTAGCTCTTGGTACTAACAGACAAACGTCTGGATCAACCGGGGAACTAAACCCAAAAAGCGTGGCCATCGAACCAATAGCTTGTGCACCTATTTCAGTTGCACGAGCATAATTTCCAATCCAAGGAATATCAGTCAGATAACCCGCTGCTTTTGCCACAGCTCCGGCTATACGAGACACGGGCTTTTTGCTATATTCATCCGCATGCGGGTAAATTTCCATCGCTTGCGGTGCAATTGCTCCGGGCTCAACTTGAGTGGGTACAGAGAATGAAACATCTTCGGCCCATGCAAACACACTTACAGTTACCGTATCAACGGCATCATTAGCATGTTTGAGTGGTTGTAAAGAATGTGCATCCAATTCACCCATTTTTCTCCAATCCATAGCTACTATATCAAGAAGATTCTTATACCAAAAGAACGGTAGAACCATTTCTCCACCTTCAGAAGTAGTTGGATTAAGCCAAATATGTGGTCTTTGGGATGCAGCAACAACATCGACATCAAGAAAAGAACGATCGATTGTCATGTTGTCATCTGCGGGAAGAGGATTATAAGCTACGATACATCTGCCGTAGTGAAATGCATTGCCGTTAAGCAGTATTTTCACATGCAATTTCGCTCGCATAAGCTTATAATTCGCTATACGATTAATAACCCTGGGATTTTCAAAATACAACTGCCAAGGATTAATCTTAAAAGAAAACGAATTTCCTACTCCCCATTCCTGCTCATGAATTTTAAGAGGTCTACTGAAAAAATTGTCCAAAGTAGCATCAACATTAAGAGGTTGCGATCGCAAAGGATCATCTGGAACCGAATCATCCACAAGAGGACCATTCCGTGTGTCATCAAAAGTAACATTTTGCACGGTAGTCATCTCTTCTGCATGTGGTTCAATATCAGATTCATCTCGCTTTCGTTTCCGAACGCTGGGCCACTCCAATCGTAAGTCATTAATCACTGCATACAGGGTATAGAATGTAGCAGTGAAAATAGCACACCAAATTGGTGAAAAATTCTCAATTTCATGAGAGGTCGCGCTGTCCTGCGCTTGTGGTGAAACGGTACCACATAAACCCGGTCGGACACTTTCCGACAAAGCTCGCTTAAGAC